ACAAGCTAATTTCACCATTGCTTGCGTTGGTCGTAGTGACCGCTTGGGTCGGAATCCAATACACACTGATAAACACAACTGTGCCGCAAGAGATGCGCGAGTTGGTCGCTAGGGTACTTGGAACGCTGGATGGCGCTCTGATGGTGATTTTGTCCTACTATTTCGGGGCATCTACTAAGGATTAGCTATGTCTGTCTGGTTGCCTGTGTTGTTTATTTGTTTGTCCGCTAACAACAACTGCGAGTTTTATTCAGGCGACATATCAGTTTCTGTCGAGCAATGCGCCGCCCAGAACGATAAGGCCAAGGCGCTAATAAAGCGAAGTGGTAAGGCACAGGCATACCAAATGGCTTGCATCGAAATCAAACCGAAAGCGAACGACTCACTATGAAATTTGCCGAAGCACTTGACTGCGTTTTAAAGCATGAGGGCGGCTTTGTTGACCACCCGAAAGACCCCGGTGGTATGACCAACCTTGGCGTTACCCGTGCAGTCTTTGAGGAGTGGGTTGGGCGTGAGTCAAATGAAAAAGAGATGCGTGCGTTAACGCCAGCCGATGTATCTACATTGTATAAACGTAAGTACTGGGACAGAGTAAAAGGCGACGATCTTCCATCAGGCTTGAACTACTGCGTTTTTGATGCTGGGGTGAACTCAGGTACCGCACGCGCCGCCAAATGGCTTCAGGAGGCTGTGGGGGCTGTTCCTGACGGTGCTATCGGCCCGAATACATTAGCCAAGGTCGCAGAACATTCCCCAGATGCTTTGGTCAATGCTTATTGCGATATCCGGATGAATTTTCTAAAGGGCTTATCAACCTTTGAGATATTTGGTAGGGGCTGGACGCGACGAATTGATGAGGTGCGTAAAGTCTCATTGGATGCAAGCCGATAGTAAAATCGTAACCAAGAAATCTATCCTCTTGGCCTACCAACTGCTGAGAGGGATGGAGCCGTTTTGCGATTGGAAGCTACCGCTTAGAGTACATACTAAAACGGTTAATGACCATGATATGTACGGGTGTTTTGAAGATGACCCACACACAATCACAATCAGCACTGCTCGCGTTTGGGATGTAAATCAGCTAGTCGCCACGGTTGCCCACGAAATGATACATCTGCACCAGTCCAAGCTAAAGATTCTTAGCGAGGACAGCCCTCATGACGCTTTCTTTATGAATTGCGCTAGGCAAGTCTGTGTAAACCTCGGTTTCGACAAGGAAAATTTCTAATGAACAAGCGAATCATAAGCAACGAAGAATTCATTGAACTTTGGCAGGTGCATAAGTCAGCCGCAACGATAGCTAGGCTGACTGGAATTTCCGAGCGCAACGTCCACCACCGTCGCCGTGAGATTGAGGCAAAAAATAATATTCAATTGCACGCGGCTTACAATCAAAGAAACAACGTTACACAGTCAAAAACCAACATTCAATTGGGTATTCAAAATGGGTGTGTACTTATTTTTTCTGACGCTCATTTCCAGATGGGTCGGCGCACCACGGCGTTCAAAGCGTTGCTTTGGTTAATACAAGAACTTAAACCCAAGGCAGTGATAAATAATGGCGACGCCTTTGACGGCGGCAGTCTTAGCCGATTTCCCGTCAGCAACTGGGATACACCACCTAGTGTATTGGAAGAACTGCAAGCCTGCAAAATGTATTTAGGTGAAATTGAAGAAGCCGCCAAAGACGCCTACAAGCCCGTCAAACTGGTCTGGTGCATGGGAAACCATGACTCACGTCTAAACGCTCGGCTCGCATCGGCTGTGCCACAATTTAAATCGGTGGACGGCTTTACTCTTGAAGAAAATTTTCCAGAGTGGACGCACACCATGTCATGCCTAGTGACCGATTCATTTATGGTTAAACATCGGTGGAAGGGTGGCGTGCACGCTGTCTCATCGAACACCCAGAACAGTGGTCTGTCTTTTGCCACAGGCCACCTACATAGCGCAAAAGTGTCTGGGTGGACTGATTACACAGGGACTCGCTGGGGAATAGATACAGGCACTTTAAGTGAAATATGGTCTCCAGCCTTTAGTTATGCAGACGACTCGCCTAGGAACTGGCGCGCAGGGTTTGCTGTTGCAAATATAGCCGAAGGCCGTCTACTGCAACCAGAGTTGGTTATCGTTTCAGACCTTGGCGAAGACCTAGTTGAGTTCAGGGGCGAATTGGTGGACGTGAGCGAGTTCTAGCCCCACCCTGTTTCACAGTCTCCACCCGTTCAATTGTTGTAAATTTGTGCATATTGCCGCACTCGATAGTTCTGCGCCGCGTGTTGTCTTGGCGCATCCTTGATTCGAGTACGATTGTCCATGCACCGCATTGTGGGCATTTCATTCTTTGACGAACACACCGTTGGGCAAAAGCGTACCCTTGCGGCCTTTGATCTGGCTGTATGCGGCATCCATACACGACACCAAGTCAATGTCCTTGATGGCGCAGTAGTTGACCAAGCAGACCATTACGTCACCCACAGCGTCGATGATTTCGTCCTTGTCGTTCTTGATGGTGGCGTCAGCTAACTCACCCATCTCGGACACGGCTTTGAGCAACTGAGCCTCTGCTGTGCTGTTCTGAATGATGCGGCGTTTTTCCGACCATTGAACTATCTTCATTTCCACATTAGCGTAACTGGAATGGCTCATTTTTTTACCTTTTTGTTTGGTGCAAATTTTAACTCTGCAAATATTTTCCACAGGCTTTCAATGCTGTTAAGTTTGTCCCACTTAACAACTAACCTATCGCCATACCCAAAGTCTTTGGTTTCATGTCTGACTGAAAACTCTTTTTTAGCCATCCAGCCATTGACTCGCATGACGTTTGGGTCATCTGTCTTGCCAACCAATATGGCAACCTGAGACCTAAACTTGTCTAAGTTGTCAAAGATTAAAAAGCCATACTCTTTGTTGGTGAACTTTACATCAACAGACACATTACCAATCCACAAGTCAATTCCACCGTCCGACAGTACGTTCAACACTGGCGGCTCACAGTTAAACAATCGAGCCACAGCAAACTCGGCTTTATAGCCAAGCGCGTTGGCCTCCTCGCGGCTCTGTGATTCGTTTTCTAGCCGTGGACTAAAACCCTGCATCTTGCAAAGAGCAACCGTGTCAGCGCCCATTGTGGACGCTGTATGGCTATCCTTTGGGCTTAACTGAATCAACATAACCACTCTTGTAAATTAACTTGTTGTTCCTGCGACTGGGATGCTCTTGGTGGTCATCCGCGCCCGGCCTGACCGCTGGCATTGATAACTCTGGGCAAAGGTAAACCCCAGTCATTTTTGAAAACGACTGCGATTGGGCAACCTCGATTTGCTCCCGTAAGTCCATTTTAGTTTTCCTCATACTGTAAAAATTCTTGTTGTGCGTCAGAGTCCATCTGAGCAAAAGTCTCAAAATGGTTTTCACCACAGCATCCAAACGTTACCTTTGGCGTGCCGCAGTAACAGCAGTACTCTGTGCTGTCCTCCATCAGTTCCTCTCTAGTCATGCCATACCCCTATCAAAAAACAATTTAAAACGCTCTAGGAGCGTCTGGCGGCGTCCTAGCAGTACTGTCTGCCACCAAATATCGTTTGCGCTCATGCAAGACCGTTTAGGCGGCTCATATCGGCATCCGATGATAACGCGGCCCGTGTTATAGCCGTTCATGATAAGGCCACCACGATGATTGCGGGCACGGTCATTATTGCCGCAACGATAACTGCTGATAAAACGTCTTTCATCTTGTCTCCAAAGCTAACTTCAAGTCAGCTAAGTTTTCTGAATGATAGTCAAAGCCAAGGCCGTCCAGCATATCAGCATGGAATGCTCCCCACAAAATAAAATCTTCGCCCCGCGCTGTTTTACGCACCGAGTACAACTCCACCATGTCGCTTGCTTGTGGGTGCTGGCGTACCAGAATTGTGTCTTTCATTTTGCTCCCCTTTTAGATTGTTGACAACTGCTCAGAAACGTTAGCCAATGTTTGACCAGTAAAGCATTTGATGCCAACGTTACGAGCCAAATCATTTACTGGTTTTACCCTGTACCAGCAACCGTTACCAACAATGTCCCACAATCCACCGTTAGAACTTTTGCCGCTGTAACGGATTGGGTTGTTGCCGTTTCTAGGGTTGCGAGTTAAGTTTGCAAATTTTGTTTTAACTTGTGCTGTGCTTGCTGTTGTCATTTTGCTATCTCCCTTTTGTGTTGCGATGTGTTAAGTATAACCACACCACACCACAACACAAAGAGTTTTTGCAACTATTTTCTAGGTGTTTACCCTAATAGCTTTTTTAGCAAATATGTGATCTGACCGGAGACAGACCGAGACTCAGCCACTGACTGCGCCTTGATT